CTCTTCAAGATGGTATGATTAAAATAATCAAAAGAATATGTCAAAAGAAAAAATTGCGATTGGATATATTAGAGTTAGCACTGATCAACAGGCAGAACGAGGCTCATCTCTAGAGAATCAGAGAGAAAGAATCGAAGATTACTGCCAAAGGAATAAGATGCGCTTGGTTCAAATCTTTGAGGATGCCGGCTTCTCTGCAAAGACTACCAATAGGCCCGCATTTAAGGAGATGATGAAATTCATCTCAGAAAATAAAACCGATGCTCTTATTGTTTGGCATAGTAATCGCTTTGCCCGAAATTTGCGAGACTATGTAGTCAATCTCTATGAGATAGAGCGCAGGAAGGTATCATTCCATAGCATAGAAGAGCCAGAATTTTCGGGCTCATCTGGGAAGGCAATGAGAAATCTTCTTGCAGTCTTTGCTGAGTATCAGAGCGATTTGACAGGAGAGCAGGTCAGAAGCGTTAAACATACCCTCAAGAAAAACAAGAAAGTGTATTGTGGCTTTGCCCCAATGGGGTATCGACATGAAGGCGGGGCTCTGAAAATCAAGGACAATGATATGGCTATAGTACAAGAAATAAAGACCATGAGGGCAAATGGGATGAGCATGAACAAGATTGCCAAAAGTCTAAACAAAAAAGGAGTTTTAGGAAATAAAGGGGGCAGGTTTTATTCAAGCACTATTCAGAAAATACTTAACAATAATATCTATGAAAATAATATATGAAGAAAAGAGACACGAGAATATCGTGAAGACTATCGAGGAGATTACTGGGGTACACAGAAAAAAGTTCTTATTCAAAGGTGATAGGACCGCTGATAGCATTTTAATTAGAGGCATATATATGTATATGTGTAGAACTAAACTAAAGTGGACGCTACAGAAGATTGCACAAAGCATGAAGTACACCGATCACTCTACCATTATTAATGGTGTAAATAAGGTTAATAATTGGAAGGACATTCCACACATGTACAGCAGAGAGTTAGAACTCTTAGAAGTAATTGAAGAAACATATGGACAAAAATACGAAAGCCTTGTTTGAAATGTTGTTTACAATGGTTAATGGACATATCCCCGATGAGGCTAAAGCTCTGATGAAGGGGAATACCTTTGCTAAGCCAAGTGTTCATGAAGTAGAGCTTTATCTAAAAGAACTTAATGTTCTGAGTCCCGGAGAGAATGCCTTGAAGTTTTGGAACTTCTACGAGGCAAAGGGGTGGATGATAGGCAAGAACAAGATGAAGAGTTGGAAGAGCGCTATTGCTACATGGGACTTTCCAAAGAAAGGTTTAATTGTATGATTCGCAAAATAACAAACTTCTTGATAGCCGTATTGCTCGGTATCTTTTTTGCCATCCTTGGCGTGTATTCATTTCTTAAATTCAATTGGCTTTTATGAATGCTCAGAAGATTCAAGCAGAAGGAATTTATCTAGGTGGAAAGGAACACGGCCAAGTCAAGACTAAGTGTCCAAAATGTTCTCACGAAAGAAAGAAAAAGCATGAGGCATCTCTATCAGTAGACATAGACCAAGGTCTTTGGAACTGCCATCATTGTGGTTGGTCTGGATCTGTACATCAATATGTCAAGCCAGAGCCAAGGCAGATAGTTAGAAATCCAGGAATCTTTGATTACTTCTACAAAAGGGGCATTCAGAAAGAGACGGTTGACGCCTTTAAGGTTTCCGAAGGAAAGGAGTGGATGCCACAGGATGGCAAGGAACATACTGTAATTTGTTTTAATTACTATGAAGACTCAAGCTTAATAAATATCAAGTTCAAGACATCGGACAAGATGTTCAAGATGGTTAAAGGAGCAAAGAAGATTCCATACAATCTTGACAGCATAGCAGATAAGGATACTGTTATTATCTGTGAGGGAGAGGAAGAGTGCATGGTATGGCATCAGTGTGGATACCCCTTTGCTGTCAGCGTTCCTAATGGGGCGAGTAAAAATACCAATAATCTTGACTGGCTTGACAATGTTTATGATAAGTTTCTTAACAAGACTATCTTTCTTGCTACCGATAACGATGAGCCAGGAAGGAAATTAAAGGAAGATATAGCAAGACGCTTTGACTCTAGTGATATAAGAGTCATAGACTTTCCCGAAGGACAGAAGGATGCCAATGATTGCTTAAAGAATATCGGGCCATTATGCCTTAAAGGCTTATTTGAAGGGGCAAAGGAGCTGCCAATTGCATCGCTGTCTACAACCGAGGATTACTTTGATACAGTCTTATCTTATCATAAGAATGGTTACCCCGTAGGGGAAAAAGTAGAGATGATGAATACAGATATGCACCTGTCATGGGCAAGGGGGGAGCTGGTCGTAGTTACTGGTATACCAGGCTCTGGAAAAAGCACATGGCTTGACTACATGTACGCTCGTTTATCTTTTCTTAAAGGATGGCGATTCGGGATCTTTAGTCCGGAGAACATAGCTCCGCTAAAGATTACCCGCTTGACTGAGCAAATCATAGGCAAAAGCATGGCCGATATGAAACGAGCTGAGCTTCTATTTGCTATGGAGCAAATCAATAAGCACTTCTATTTTTTCAATACAGAGGAAATGGATGATTATTCCTTAGGAAGTATCTTGTCCTTGGCAAAGAATATGGTCAAGAGATATGGTATAGATTGCTTATGCTTGGACCCATTTAATTACATTGAGAGCGATAGGAATAAGGACGAGAGTAGCAATGAGAGCATAGGCAATCTCTTAAGAGAACTGAAACGCTTTGCTGCAAAGAATAGCGTCAATGTAACCTTAGTGGCCCACCCAAGAAAGATGGAGAAGAGCAATGGCTCTTATGCAGTGCCAAGGCTCTATGATATCAGTGGCTCGCATCACTTTTTTAATGTACCGGATGTTGGCATATCCATTCACCGCAATTACATTGATGGAGTCAATGACCCAGTTGAACTACATGTTCAGAAGATTAAGTATCACTTCAGAGGCCGTTTGGGCATGGTTGAATATAGATTCAACCCAAGGACAGGCCAATACTCTGAAGGGGGAATGTTTCAAAGTCTAGTTAAGTATGTGGAAGAGACTTCACAAGATATGTTCAAACCATAGGAAGAGGGGCGATAAGATTTCTTATTTTAATCTATCGCCTTTTTACTATGAACAGTTTAGGGCTCACGCTATTGGAGATATAGTATACAAGTATATGGATGATCGCATACCGGTCATATGTGAGGGGTGGAAGAAGATCGATGATATGGATGTTTACATCTTAACAACTCCAGATGGCCCTATCCATACACATGATTTGATTTATGCACTGAAGTAATGGAAGACGATAGAGTAAATCTAAAACGAATCTTAATGGCCCTGCGCTGGGAAATCCTTAATGAGGGGATACTCTTGACTGGGTCTCGGAGGTATCTGAGAAACGAGTGTTATATTCAACACATAAGAGGTTTTACTTATATCTTCTATAGTGATGACCATGTAGTTATGAACATCAAAGGTAAGGAGTATCAAATCCCAGTAGAATTTGAGGATGGAGAGATATCAGAAAGGATAATTGATATAGTCTTAGCTGTGCTTAAAAGCAAAAAGGTGGATCAGAAGATTATATATTAACCTTTTGCCATACTCTTATATATCGACCATCAACATATTTAAGCACGGGAATCTCTTTGACCTTTGGCGTGTACTTTGCTTCTTGGCTCTTGGTTTTCTCTATGATATTCCTGTGCAGGATCTCACAGGCAATCATGGCATCAATGAAGTCAGTATTATCTACTAGGTAATTCTTTGCCTCATCTATGATGTCTAGGAACAGAAGCTCCTCTGCATAGTTGTACAGGTAATCCATCAGATAGTAATTGCCTCTTTCTGTAGTATGGTCATTCTTGTAATAGCCGTGGGAATTATCCCTCTTTGCATGCCCTTTGAATAGGGACATTGGCTTTCTAGCCAATAAGTGCATGCATCCTTCTACTTTGTATCTATCCAAGACAACTCCACCTCGGTTAACCTCTAGCATGGCTGGGGCATTATTGTAGTACTTCTGTAGGTTTATCATATTAGATATGATCTGATCTGGATCCGAGTCCCGTTCTGCATATATGGCAACATACCTATTTAAGTCTAGGTCTTTGATAACAATAGCCTGCTTAGATCCATCTCCCATATTCTTTGATACAAATGGAATGGGGTCAATCCCTGCAATGTATGTATGTCCATCTTCTGGAACTTGTAGGATCTGGATATCGCTTTTTTTATTGGGCCTCTTTTGGATTACGCCCTCCATGTCTACAAATAAATCAACCTTTTCGATTGGTGGCTGAGACCCAAGGACTATGCGCTCCTGTGTCTGGATTCTATCCAAGACATGCTTAGGTAAATTCCCTTTCGCATTTGCAGAGAAGACCTCTTGAATCTCTAATGGGTACTGCTTGATAAATACCTCAAGGGCGCTCTTATCTTCTGCCTTATCTAATTTCTCCCTTGTTCTGAGAATCCATTCTGTTGCGGCTTGCTCATCGCTATGCCCATTTGGGCAGAAGTTTAGAAACTCGCCCGGAATCTCATTCCCTTTATCATCTAATTTTGGAGCAGAAGAGATACCCTTCCAGCCCGGAACAAAGACGGTAATAAGTTTTAATATCTCAGCATCACGCCACAGAGCGCTACCTTTCTTTTGTCCGGCAATTGATGATTCACCGGCACTACCACCCAAAACAATTGGGGCTAATTTTGTAAAACCACTTTTAACAGATGCCTGTGCAGATCGTAGAACTTTATCAGCGTAAGGATGCAAGAAGAACTCATCAATAAAAACATGCATGGCTCGGTATGCCTCAAAGGCTTGTGGATTGTCCACTGTCTCCCTTGCCACAATTTTACTATCCAAGCCCTCTACAGTTCCATCGGAACCCATTCTACCCATGTGCAAGTAACCCCATTGCCTGGTAGATACAACGCCTGGCCTAAAGTCTTTATCCAAGCCATCAAAGGCAACACGCATCTTCTCCTTGTACATCTCCTCAAGACGAGTCTTATCGGCAGATGTCAATAGGCTTGTTGAACCTGGATTTGTTAATGCAATCCACAAAGGAATGATTCCACCAAAGGTTAAAGTAAGACCAAGCTCTCGTCTTTTCAAGACCATGAGATCCCATCCCATATCTTTGGCTTTGACGTATGAGCCATAAAGATCTTCATCAGCATCTCTCCAAAAAGGTCTAATCCTTTTACCAGATGCTGTCTTTACCATTCCTTGAGTCAAGGCAAAGTAGTGAGGGCCAACAAGGCCAAAGCGTCCTTCATGCCAGAACTCTCTTTCCTTCTCGTACCATAGAATCTTTTCCCTCTTTGTTGCATTGGGATTGAGGCCGTGTTTTGCAGCCCATGATTCGTACTCAAACTTTGCCTTCTTCATTACTTAATTATATCCCCGATGCTAGAAGTATTATCTTCTATATCTGGGTATGCATCGAGCTGGGCATTTCGTATAGTCTTGCTGACTTTATCGCCACTTTCTAAAAGTCTAAGCAAAGATTTCTGGTATGGATCATCCAAGTCCAGCATCTTTGATCGTATAAGCTGATTTATCTGCTCTGTCATAGATACAATAGTCACATAAAAGTCCTTTGCCGGATCCTTTATTTGAACCTGTATCCTTTCAAGAGCTTCTTCCTCGCTTATCTTACTCTCCTTTAGAAAGGCCGTTAGCTTTGCGTAGCTCATTGATTTCCTTCTTCTTGCTTTCGATTTCTTTCTGACACTTGTTTGCCTCAATAGGATTATTGACGGCTTCGTAATACTCGTGCCAGGAGATTAACTTCTGAAGTTCTTTAACTTCTTTGTCTACTACTTGGAGATTCCTTTTACCCATTGTTCTAAATTAAAATTTAATAAATCGCCTTCTTGAATTGTCTCCCCCATAGACATATAAAAACGGACCAGATTACCTAAGGTAAATAGCTGGTCCGAATTTGCTGTATTCTTGTACTTGTAATCATCATCCACACCACCGATCAAAGCCAAGTGTATCTCTTCTCCTTTAATATAATTCAAAGGGAACAATCTTCCATCACTTGTGATACAATGTGTGAAAATAGGGCTTCTTTCTAAGCCCCCAATGTGGATAGTATCATTACTGATTCTAGCCTTACTTCTCTCGTGTCTCGAAACTTCCGAGGCTCTCAGATTTGTCTTGCTGTAGGTCCAATGAATAACCATATTCATTCTCTAATCGCATTGCGAACCAGTTCATCTTGCGAAGATCTTCCAGTCCGTTTTTGTACTTATAGCGCCACAAGTATTTCATGACACTCCCTTTCAGATAACCTAAAAATTCTTCTTTGCTCATAGATGCTTTAATGGCATCAATGCACTCGATATCGCCCTTGTAATGATCTGGATTAATTTTGTCTTTCATTTTGAAAATTCTTCAGGTTTCACAAATATACAATATTCCTTTGGTACTCGATAAAAAGAATCAGTGCCCTTTCTGGACCCTTTATTTATGAAAACACTCTCTTCGTACTCGTCACAAAAAATCATAGAACTGTGACACATAAGGGCTGCCTTAGTTTCTTTGCAAATGATAACATACCAGAAAGCTTGATCGTTCCATTTTTCTTTTCTCATTAAAAATGAAACGGTATCGAACTTAAAATCTTCCCTGCTTGTCCATGGGTAGCTAATTTTCATCTCGACCTCCCACTTATACATTTTGTCTTGTTTGCGAGAATGTAGGTCTATACCGTATTTATCGCTATTGTGCGATACAATATGCCCTCTATTTTCTAGGAATGATTTGAGCATCTTGCGTCCTGCCTCAT